ATTATAGTGTTCCTCCATCAAATGTTTGTGCTGATTGTGTATCTATTGTATTATAAACATTGCTATCTTGCAAAGCATCTAATTCTCCGCCGTCTAAGTTAGAATTTGGCGGAAAATCAGAGTTATCCGCTATTGCTCTAGCCTTGCTCATAATACCTCCTTAAGATAGAAGAAGTTTGGCTTCTTCTTCTGTGATACCTAATTTTTCAAGCAAGGCATTTTTATTAGCCTGTATCTGTTGCAATTTTTCTTGTTCAAGTAGCCACGCCTCATTATCCGCTTCGTTCAATGCGATTTCTTCAGATGTTGGTTCTCTATCAATATAAGTTCCATCTTCTTGATATATTCTAATTGTAGTCATTTTAATTCACCCCATAAATGTAAATATTTCCACCATTGTATGAATGGTCTAACTGTGACCTTGCAAATGTGAAGTTAGTTATTGCCCCACCTTTGTAAGTTCCCATAAGAAATCTATAACGACTATTTGCACCACCACTAATGCCACCATAGCCATGTGAAGTTATTAATTTCCTTCCACTGTCGTTGTAGCGGAATACATTGACAATTTGCATACCATTATTGTTGCTATCGTTTGAAACTGATATGACAGGAATTCCTGAACCTGCTGAACCTTCGCCTGCGGCTTGGCTATCCTGTCCATTAACGCCACCCAAAACATAATTTGCGGATGAATCACCATTGAACCTTATTGTTCCATCAAGGTTGCCACCGCTTCCTGTATTAAGATTTACTAATACAATTAACAGGTTTGTGTAGGCAGTTGAAAAAGTTGAAGTAGTCACTGAATTTGTGCCTGATAATGTAAGTGTTTGAAGAAGTGTAAGACTTCCACCACCACCGCCTGCGGGGGTGGCCCAAGTTGGAACACCGCCTGAAACTGTAAGAACTTGGTTTGTGCTTCCAATCCCAAGTCTAGCAGGAGTATTTGCAGATGATGCATAAATAATATCTCCAGTAGTTGTAGTTAATGTTTTTTGAATTGCACCATTTGCTAAGTCATATGCTGATTTAACTGCATTTGGAGTAGCTGCAGTTGTAGTAGATGTTGAAGATGTAGAATCTGTTAATTGAACTGCTCCTGACTGAGAAGTAGAAGCAGATTGAATTCCTATTGTTACTGCTCCACTTGATCCTCCGCCTGTTAAAGGAGATGAGGCTGTGACGCTTTCAATATCTCCAGGAAGCGAAACTGATCCGCCTAATGATATTGGGGACCCATTAATAGTAATACTTGAATTCTGTAATTGTGCATTTGAAATTGTGCCAGTTAATCCAGATGTGGGTAGCGTAGCTACGCTAAAATTATTATAACAATTTATCTGAACAAAGTCTGAAGCAGACAATGCAGCCAATCCTGTAATTGATGTTCCATTTGTAGCTGTATAGTCATCTCCACGAACTAGAAGAATACCATTGAGATATACCTGTTCCTGCCCTGGAGTATATGAGAGAGCTTGTGAAGCATTATCATATCCTGAAAGACTTGTTTCTCCGCCGCTCATTGTCTTACGCCAGATAAGGCTTGTTAGAACGCCATTAGGCGATGGATATTGATCTATCATGATACCTCCACACCACTGATATGATATTTAACATCTGCGCTTGACGAATATCCTGTTACATCTTTTGCCGTAGCAATTACGGTCTTAGGCTGTAATGTAATTACCGTATTTCCAGAAACTGGGACGGTAGGAATGATATTTACGCCATCTATAACTATTGTAACATATTGTTGACTTGAAGAGGTATTGGATATTACGATATCTGTTAAAATTGATTTTGTGGTGGTGGTAAACAATGTTCCAGAGCTTGTAGCAAATGATCCTCTACCAAATAATACTGGTGTTGCAGCCATTAAAATACCCCCATGTAATTATACACATCATTATTTTCAAGAGCTGATGTTAGTGTTGTTATTGTAGTATAGAAATTAGGATCGTCATTTAATGCCGCCGCAATTTCATTTAATGTATCCAAAGTTCCTGGGGCGGAATCAACAAGATTATCTATAGCAGTTTTCACAAATTCTGTAGTTGCTACCTGAGTGGTATTTGTTCCTGCCGCCGCTGTTGTTGTAAACATTGCTCCAGATGCATCTACTTTAGCAAGTACCGTTCCAGCACTATTCTGCCATTCCTGTAGGTTGGCGGTTTGTGAGGTAACGCCTTTTATGATTTGACCAATAGTACCAGAACTTCTAGTACTTACTGCAAGTGTGGTACCAAAAATGGATGGGCCTGTACCAAAATAACTGGTTGCATTTGAATTAACTGTTAATGCCCCTAAAGCACTAATGCTGGTAAGCACAGTACCTGCACTATTCTGCCATTCTTGAAGATTGGCGGTTTGTGATGCTTGACCCTTAACAATAAACCCAACCATACTTGAATTATATGGTCTCCATGGTACAGGACCATAAGAATCAAATTGAGTATTGGATATAGATAAAGAGTATGGCTGTCCATCTGTTCCCAACGTAACAACACTACCTGCTGGGCCACGAATTGTTGGAACAACAAGTTTTCCACTATCATCCATTGATGCTACAACAAGACTACTACTATTTTGCCATTCTTGAAGTTTGGCAGTTTGGGAAGCAGCGCCTTTTATAATCAAGCCTTTAACTGATGCAGAACTTGTAGTAATTGTAGATCCGCCAGATGTTGAAACTCCAGTAGTATCTGTAAATGTAATTGTAGTTGTATCTGTTCCAGAATCATCTGCAAATGTAGCGCCTATAACATTTATATTACCTCTTGGAGTTACTGTTGTACCATTATTTTTAATTGTTTGGTTATATAATTTGCCCCAGTTAATATTGGTTCCGTCCGATTGAATTACATAATTTACTGTAGATCCATTTTGTACTGGAAGCAAAGCATTTATTGCATTTGTTGCAGATGTTTGTCCTGTTCCGCCTGCGGTAATTGGAAGAACATTTGTAGAAGAAATGTTACCACTTGAATCAGTGGTTAGAATAGCGGCGGAAGTAATCGGGATATTTAGTCCAGATTTTACCTTAAAGTTTTTATCTGCCACTTACTTCCTCCCTTAGAGCTTTACTTTACTAAATTTAACGGTTACATTTGTGCTTGAAGCATCTGTTACAGTTGCCTGTAGAACTGCATCAGATCCTGATGTTGTTGCTGAAATTACCACTCCTGTCATTTGACCGCCAGTTTCGGTAATTGCAAATTCTGTCATATCTACAGATGAACCATCGGTTTGTAGAACAACCTTTGAAGTTCTAACCTTTGAACCCTGCTTTAGAGATACCATGTATTCGATACTGGTAAATGCTGACAATGCAGTGGTACTGATTGTTGTAGCAGTATTTGCAGTTAGAGTTGCTGTACCTGTCTCAATTGGAACAACCAAAGTTGCCCATGAAGCAGTTGTGCCATCTGTGGTTAGATACTTACCACTATTTCCTGTTTGATCAGGAAGACTTATTGGTGCTGCCGCCCATGCTGGGACTCCGCCAACCATAGTCAGAAGATATCCGTTTGTTCCAGCTGCTAATTTAGAAAGAGTATTTGTGTCGGAAGCATAAACAATATCTCCAGTAGCATAAGAAGTTAATCCTGTTCCACCATAAGTTGCTCCTATTGCAGTTCCGTTCCAAGTTCCTGTTGAAATTGCACCTGAAGAGTTTACTGCCATTAGTACTGTTCCGCTTGAATTCTGCCATTGCTGTATGTCTGCAGTCTGGGATGCTGCACTCTTTACAATAAGGGTTGCTACGTTTCCTACGCTTGCTTCAATTTGTGTATTGTTTCCAGTCATACGGATTCTATAAAGTCCGCCAACAGCAATTCCAGCATTGCCCGATGTACTCATGTTTAAATACTGAGAAGTATCAATTACCCCATTTGACTGAACCTTAGTAAGTACAGTTCCCGCACTATTCTGCCATTCTTGTAGGTTGGCTGATTGGGAAGCTGCGCCACGGATAATAAATCCAACCGTAGAAGCAGAAGATGGATTTACGCCAAGCGCATTTGAGGAAATTATTGCTATGTTACTCAATCCGCTACTACCATAGAAGCTTGCAGCCCTCAATGCTCCGTTTGGACTTATAGTTGCCACGCTTGTTCCGCTTGAATTCTGCCATTGTTGTAGGTCTGCAGTTTGTGATACAGCGCCTTTAATAATTAACGGTTTTGTTGAATCAGAGGCGGCAGTAATAGTATTAGCCGCATTTGTATATACTCCATTTGTTACAGTTCCTGCATTTCCAGAAACATCTCCAGTTACGTTACCTGTAAGATTACCAGTAAATGTTCCAGTAATTGTCTTATTGGTCAAAGTCTGTGCAGTATTTAAGTCTACAGTGACTGCTGTATTAATTGCTAATGTTCCAGGAGTTGTCTCAGTTAGACCATTTCCTGCAACCACAACCTGACCAGCATTAAACTGTACATAAGAAATTGCGGTGGTTCCAATTGTAATTGTTCCAGTTGTATTTACAATATATCCATAGCCTACATTTGTTGAGCCGCTTTGAACAAAACAGAAATCTCCATATGCTATTTCACCTGCTGGAGAATTATCTGCATCTGTAGCGCGAGTTAATACCCATGGATTAGAGCCGTCTCCTGTTGCAGTTACTACATAAATACCATTTTGCAATCCCGCCGTCTGATTCTTAACAAGAACTCTTTCATCAGCATTTAATGTATGTCCATCTACTACCAGAGCGCCATTTGCGTTTGCTGTTAATGTTGCCCCTACGCCAGATGTTCCATTATTATATGTTGCATCTAAATTAGCAGTCGTTGCTGCATGAACGGCGGCATGGAAATTAAGTCCAGCAGTAGTATTATCTACATATGCCTTTGTAGCCGCATCATTTGCAGATGTTGGTGCTGCAAGGCTTGTAATTTTATATGATGCCATATTTACATCTGCTGTAGGAGATCCTACTGCGCTTAGCGCAAATTCAGATGGGTCTACTGATATTGCACCTGTACTGTCATCATAATCTAATCCGTTTCCAACGGCGTTTCCGACTGCATCTTGTGCATTTTCGTCAGAATATGTTTGTGCTCCAGTTAATGATATTGAATTTGCACTGTCATCATATGTAACTGTGATATTTGTATGAGTTCCATTTGATAGAGCTGTAGCTACTGCATCTTGTGCCCGCTCATTTGTAAAATATAAATTTGTTGTGCCTTCTGAAATATTGTCTGTGCCATATGTTGCAGATGCGCCAAGGCTAATTGAATATCCATTTATTGTTACTGATGAATTTGAAAGTTTATCATTTGCAATTGAACCTGCAAGCATTGCATTTGTTACAGAACCTGTATCTCCTGTTGTAACAACAGTTCCTGTTACATCTGGAAGAGTAATTGTTCGATCTGCTGTAGGTTCTCCAACCGTCAATGTGGTCTCATATGAGTCTGCAACTGCACCTTCAAATACGATGCTTGAATCAGACAGAGTTAGACCAGAAACGACGGGTGATGTAAGAGTCTTATTAGTTAATGTATCTGTAGTATCAGTTCCTACAAGAGTAGTTGTAGCATTTGGAAGAGTGACTGTTTTATCTTCAGTTACATCTGGTGCAGTTAGAGTGAATTCATGGCTATTTGTTGTACCTTCAAATATGATATCTGTACCTGGTAGATATAGTTCTCCGTCTACTAGTTCCGCCACTGTATTACTTAGGTCTCCGACCTCAAGATATCCATTTAGGGTTGTATTTAGATCACCTGGGACAACGTTTGCATATGCAGTAATTGAATTCCATGGTGAGGAACCATTACCTACTTTAAATTTAAGGGTATCTGTTTCAATACCGATTTCTCCCGCCCGCAAGGTTGGATTTGATGAAACCCAATTTGCTGCGGTGTCTCTACGAAGCTGAATTCTAACTGCCATTTGCTAAGCACTCCCTCCATCTATTATATCATTATTAGGTGCTGATGCATAGGATGAACTTGCTGTGCCGCCGTCCATAGAAACAATATAATTTAATTCAGAAACATATTGTCCATAGTCTACATGCCTTACTAATCCTTCTCCTGCATAGTGCTGGTGATCTAGTAATTCTTTTGGACCAGCAACATCATACCAAATTGTTCCATTATAAATTTTTATTGTATTTTCTGCGGAATCAAAATAAATTCTGCCCTGTGCTGGTGAATTAGGAGCGGTGTCCAAAACTTCTAAAGAATTAGATGTACCACTTCCACCTCCGCCAGTCCCTACAGCAGACCAAGTTGTTCCATTATAAAATTTTAAAACATTTGCAGTGGTATTGTAGTAAATAGCTCCTGCTACCCCGCTTGCTGGGTCTGATGCCAGCGAAGGCGGGGTTACGGGAGTTAAAAACTTTCTAGCCACTATTAGCCAACCACTACTACTCTGTATTGGTTGCTTGTTGGGGCGGAAGCAAACTTGATAGTTAGATTATTGCTATCAGTATGCTCTACATCTGCTTCTACCTGTGCATATGGTGAACCATTTTCATAAACATGAACAGTTACATCTCTTGTTGCAAGAGCATGGTTTACTGTATAAGATGTTGCTGAACCGTCACCAAGATTAAACGCTAGCTTGCGAGTTCCGTATCCGTTAGCTGTATCGAATACTAGAGCTCCACCAGAGAATGTAAGCCCAGTGCCATTATTGATACCTAGACCACTTCCTGTTACTTCAAGACCATCATTTGTATTTACTTTTACTTCTACTGCTCCACCTGTATTTGTAAGAGAAGCATTTCCAGCAGTTGGTGTTACATCTACACTAAATGTGTTTCCAGTAAGAGTTAGTCCGTCTCCAGCTAGATAAGTACCAGCACCAGAAAATTGAGTAAAGTTAATTGGATCAGTTCCAATTGTTGCTACTCCAGTTGATGTCTGTACCCATCCAGTATTATCATACAAGGTACCGCCAGTAACGAATATAAAGTCACCACCATCTACTTCTGATGGTGCATCAAAATCTGTCGCACGAACTGCTGCTCCAGATGCTTGAACAATATAGATACCATTTTGTGCCGCATTTGTTTGGCTTTTAACGAGAACACGATCACCAGTTACAAGTGTGACTCCATCTACAACATCTCCATTTTCAAGATCTGTTGATAGATCAATATTTCCTGTTGTAGCGGCTACTGCTGCAGCATGAATATGTAGACCTTCAGAAACTGCATCTACGTATGCCTTATTAGCAGCATCTCCGCTATTTGTTGGAGCTGCAAGATTTGTAATCTTATTGCTATTTGCATTTAGGTCTGCAGAAAGTGAATTTCCTGTTCCTAATGTTTTATTTGTTAATGTTTGTGATCCAGAGTTTGTAGTAACTGTAGAATCAATGTCAATTGATAGAGTTCCTGCTCCATCTGTATATGTTGCATCAATTCCTGTTCCGCCAATTACTAGGTTTCCAACAATATCTTCTACACGCTCTGCATTTAGAGTCACTGCTCCAGATGCTACTGTAAAGTCTGTTGAATTAAAAGATGCAATACCTTTATTGCTAGAAGTTGCATCCTCTGCAGAAATTGTTAAGGTTCCAGCACCATCATCATAAACTACATCGATTCCTTCGCCTTCTTTTACAAGGCCTGCTACGGAATCTCCTACAGTATCATCAATAAATTCTGCAAGATCTGTAACTTGGGAAGTTGTGATTTCTATTGTTTTATTTACTGCACCTGTAATTCTACCTTGTGCATCGATGTCTAAAGATATAGATGTATCTGCATTACCATAATTGCCTGCAGTTACTGCTGTGTTATCTAAATCAATTGTTGTGATACCAGAAGTATCATTGTATGTGGCTGTTAAGCCTGTTCCTCCAGATACAGAAGAGCCGATTACATCTTGAATTACTTCTGTAGAACCAGAGGCTGGCACCCACTCAGTTCCATTGTAGAAGTACAAGACTGCTGCTGTTGTATCAAAGTATATTTGACCTGCTACTGGGCTTGACGGCGCAGTGCTGAGGTTTTGGATTCTGGCATTTAAAAGCTCATTCTTATTGAGATTTATGCCAGTTACGAATAATCTTGCCATTTTTTCTCCTTACGACAGGTACGCTGTCCCTGAAAATGGTTGAGCCATTGTCAGTGTTATTTGATTGATACTATTATAATCTATCCCAGTTTCCAATATGTCTCCAGCGCTTGTTTTGACTGTGACATTTGGATAGAATCCCATATTATGTGTAATTGCTACTGAATATACTCCAGCCACTGGCCCTTGAACCTGGCCTATCTCCCAAGAATACGAAAATGCAAAATCTGTTGGTTCTTGAAAAAGTGTAATTATTGTAGCGCCAGACCAAGTTGTGTCAGATAGTTTTGGTCCATAAAATTCGGTGCTTGCTGTGTTATAGTAAAAGTCGCCAGTTAATCCTAAATTGCTTGACGGGGCTCCAGAGCCATTCAATATTGTCCTACCTCTTGGTCCTTGTGGTCCTGGAGTGGATATTACTACTGAATTTTCTGTTTGATTGACTACTACAACATTTTCTGTCATATTGTAACCGTTCTATTGAGCGTTATATACCCACCAAGTAATTTAGTCTTAACCAAATTTGAATCTGTGATTATTAAATCATAGATAGACTTTGGATAGAATAATTTCTTTGTTTGAGTAGGAGTCATTCGAACGGTTACTTTTCCTAGTGAGCCATCGATTGTAATTCCACCACTAGGAGATGTTAGAGTAAAAGCAAGCTTTTGAGCAGTTCCGTCACGGACCTGCATTTTGGCGGTAGCGCCAGTTAGATCTATGACTGCGTCATTTGGATCTTTATATTCTACTACAAATGTGAAAGTAGTATCTTGGTCTACTTCCCAATTTTTTTGTCCTGCCATTTACGAAAATCTCCTAAATAGGAAAACTCCTATGCTTATTTTAGCACAGGAGTCGTCCTAATATACTTCTTGAATTATGCCTTTTTTGTAAAGCCAAATGAAGTCTCATTTGGATTTAGTGCCTTCAAAATAACAGGCAAGCATGCTGCTATACCACCCTTGATTAAATCTCCTGGGTCAGTGTTGCCAGTCATGTATAGAGCAATGGCTGCGCCAAGGAAATGGCGACCATAGCTTGCTAACGCTGCTAGAATTTTCTCTTGCATTGTTACCTTTCCATCATTATTAAGATCTTCTTTCATAAAGACCTCCTTATTCTGGGCACGGTGCCCAGGAATTTAGGGTTTCCCCTAATATTAATTATACTACTAAGCTGAAATATCCACAATCTCGCAGTTTCCGTCTGAGGTACATGCGAGTGTTTGTGTTCCGCTTGTTCCATCTTCTGTTTCGTAGAAAGATAGATCTTCCCAACGAATTGAAGACGGCATCTTAGCAAGTAGTTCTAGATATTCACTTTCAGTTACTTCTTGATATGGAGCTTGCTTATAAGAATGATCAGAATGCGGCAGGAATGAAATACCTGATACCTCATCAAAATGCTTATATACCCAAGCACCAACTTCCATCCATTCATCTTCTTTTACAGATACTGTAATAGATGGCTTATGCTCACACCATTCACGCTGATATACGAGCCATGTATTCAAATGATCAATTGCAGTTAAATCATTACGAACAATAGCACCGTTAGGAGCCTTTACTGGGAATGAGAATACATAAGTATCGTTTGGCTTCATGAAATCATCTTCCACTGGAATTCCGACTTCTTTTAGGAATGTTGATAGAGGATCTTTCTTGTCTCCACGAACTGTACGAATATAATATTCTGAATGCCATGGGTGCATACCTGAAGATACGCCAGTCAACTGTGAAACAGTTCCTGATGGCTTAACACAGGTAATTGCAGCAGACTCATTGATTCCAATGTTTGCTGCTTCTTGCTTATTTGTCTCTCTAGCAAGATCACGAGACTTGCTTAAGAATTTTCCTAACTTATCAAGGTCTTCTTTGCCAGACATAAAAGTATGTCCAAATTGACCTGTGATTGAAACTCCAAGAAGTCGCTCTTCTTCTGTGTTGTCTTTCCAAATCTTACGAAGATACTTAAAGTCTGTAAGTGTGGATTGCCAAGTTCCAAGAATGGTTGCTAGCTTTATCTTATTTTCAATGTCTTTTAGACTATCGTTCTCACGAATTACAACTTCGGATAGATTACAGAACTGATAAGGTCTAAGGATAATTTCTGAGCATGGGTTAGTTCCATAGTGGATTTCTGGATCTCTCCGCCCCCATCTTGCTGCCTGCTTCTGAGCAGCAGCCACATTGTATATACCACGTTCCCCTGATTTTGAATCATATAAATTCTTCCATTCAGCAATAAACTGCTCCATGTCTGGTTTGCGAGAATATGCTACTGAGTTATTTGATAATGCACGTTGAGAGTTGTTTTCCCACCAGTTTCCTGATTTTGCTGCTGCCATCTCAATGTCATTAATGTTTGAAAGCGAGATCATTGCAGAGCGACGAACTCCGCCAACGACAACGATTTCACCAATCTTACACATAATATCATGCGCTTCAATAGGTTTCAATTGACGACCTGCTGCAGTTTTAAACTTTGCAATTGTAAAGTCAAAAAGATTAATCAACGGTTGTGGCCCTGAAGAGCGACCTCCCATTGTCTTAAGACGAGCACCTGCTGGGCGAAGCTTTGATACATCAATTGCTGGAATCTGTCCTGCCCAAAGCATTGCAAGAAGTTCACGATAAGCCTTAGCCCACCCAGTCTTTGAATCTTCAACTACAATAACAGTTGTTGATTTTTCAAATGATTCTGGGACGGCAGGAAGCTTGTTAACATACTTGTATTCAACAGAGAATCCAACACCAGTTCCACACATCAAGATATACATTGTTTCATCAAATGATCGTGGATTATCTACTGGAACAAATGAGCAGTTGTATCCTGCAACATGGTCTCTGTCAAGAGCAGCACCTGCAGTCATTACTGCTCTCATTGAAGGCATTACATTACGATTATAAACAGCATCCTTAAGTTCAGCAACAAGTTTTTCATCTGGGGTATATCCGTGATTCTTTCCGAGATGATTCAACATGAAATCAAAATAACGATCTACTGTTTCTCCCCATGTTTCACGACGATTCTCTTCTGGCATCCATCTTGCATATCTGGACAACGCAATAAAATTCTCGTATGGGTTTTCAATAACTTTCGACATATAACACCTTTTCTCCGCCTTTTTACGGTTAATTTAAAAATAGATAGATTCCAATTCTAGCAAACTTTATTTATAGAGGGAAGGGGTTTAAGAAAACTTTTTAAATATGTGATCAAAGGCATTATTAGTCAACCGATTCCAATTATATTCTTCATGAATCTTAGTTGACTGAGCATAGTAATATCCAGAATATGCTTTAAAGTTAATAGCAACATCTCTCATAAGTTCAAGTAGATGTTTATAGTTTGGTTCGTAAACTTTTCCTTCATGTGGAAATGGCCAGGGTGAATCTATAAGTTCTGATTTAAGTTTTAATGGTCCAATATATTTTTCATAATGTGCCCAAGCATCTACACAAATTGTTGGCATACCAGTAGCTAATGCTTGTAATGGAATAAATCCAAATCCTTCACCATATGATGGATAGACTAATACATCATGATCATGATATACTTTAACTAATTCTTCTGTTGTCATATCTTTATCTATTATATATATATTATTATATACTTTATTTGGTAAACCTAATATATTCTTATCTATATAATTATTATATATTCTAGTAGTATTATGATTATATACTTTAAGTGTTAAAGAATATCTCGGATCATCACCAAAAAGTTTCGCAAAAGCATCAACAACCATTTGGCCCGCCTTCCGTGGCGCTGGCTCGCCAACATGCAAAAACTTTATAACATCACTTTCACGACGGCGGCGGGGCGTCCAAATAGGATCAATACCATGTGGATAAACACGAACATCTTTGTATCCTGCATCTGCAAAAACATTAGCACACCAATCAGATGTTGTCCATATCTCATCAACTAAACCAAGCATTTCACGCCATTTTTCTGGCACAACAGTTGATTCCCATGGAGTATAACTAATCTGATATTGATTTCTATGTAATTTGAAAAAGTTAGGTTGAGAAAAATTTAATTGAACTGGTGCTTTCGGGTATTGAAAACCAACTTCATGTCCCAATTCTTTTAACGAATTAACTATTTTTGTGCCAGCATGACCATATCCATTATTGGATTTCATATTTACGACTGGTGTTGAAAATGATATTTGCATTTTATTTTCTGGTCAACTGGCTTGACACGATTTGTCAAACAATGCTACTATTATAGTTCGTTATCTCTAAAGGAGGAAACCCCAATGGAGAATATAAAACAAAAGCTGAGCGATGTTGCTCACAGTTGGACTGTTATAGGAATGATAACATTGTTTCTATTCGGTGTCCAGCCTGAATCAATGCCCGTCGCAAAAGCTTTAGTTACTAAACCAGAAACGGTTAAGGAACAAAAACTACAAGCAAAACAACTGAAGAAAGAAACGCTGGAAAAATTCAGCAACGCTGTTTACAAACCTTCAGAGATGCTTACAGATCGTGAGTTGCTGCAACTTCTCAAGGCTGTAGGATTTGAAGGACAAGCTCTTAAAATGGCTTGGGCAGTAGCCAAGAAGGAGTCCAATGGACGACCAATGGCCTACAACGGTAACAGGAATACTGGAGACAGTTCCTACGGAATTTTTCAGATCAATATGCTAGGAAACCTTGGTGTAGATCGTAAAGAGAAATTCGAACTGCGGTCAAATGTACTACTGTTTGATCCAGTAATTAACGCAGAGATAACGTATTATATGACCGATGGCGGTAAGGATTGGTCATCATGGAAAGGCTTGACGCCAGCCACGAAGGCGTGGTTACAGAAATTTCCAAGTAGTTAGGAGATAAATTGCGGATACAGATTGTGTCCAAATATTTAACCCTTGCAGAAGAGGGCCTTGTGTCAAAAGTGGATTGCCCACTAGACCAAGGCCTTCTAATGCCTAATCAAGATATTAATGATAAAATTTACCTATACTGTCTTTCTTGTGAATACAAAAAAGAAATAGGATTGGATTTGTATGGAAGAATGGAAGAAGCCGTCGGAAGAAACTGACGGCGGAACAATAAAAGAAACAGACCAAATGGGTCGTGAAAAATTCTGGGAAGATATAGGTAGACCATGACTGAAGAAAACAAAGAAGATCTTGCACAAAACCTAGATATGGTTAATTATATTATGCTCCATCGTATTTATGATGTAATGACCATTATTGCCAGCAAATTAGTAGGGGCGGAAGAAGTAGATAAGATGATTAAATATCATGACCAAGGATATTTATTGGGTCCCGCTCCATCTTATACCCCACAGGAAGAAAATGAATAAGTTATATATCGATCAAATAGTTCGGTATATGAACAGTGCTCGTTTAGAATTTCAAAATTACTATGATGATGTTGCTATG